AACATCATTATCCGCTGTCATATGATCCATGGCCGCATTAAATACATCATCCAAATTAATTGTAATTAGCATAATTAGGCCGCCTTCAAGTAAAAAATTTTACTTGCTGCTTTTTTTGCCGATCCATGAGCTAAAAAACCAATGATCACGTTGCGATCATTTATAGCGCATAATTTGCAGCTGCTACAGCTCACATTGTCTTTAATTTGAGCAGGGCAAACGATAACAGTATTTCCGCCTGGCGTTGCGCTTTTATTTGGATAATTTTCGGGTAATAAAGTCACTACAGGGCCGATATTTAGCTTTTTAAGCTTATCGGCCTCGGCCAAATTATCGGCGCTCAAATTGATAGTAAACCCGCTCTCATTGGCCGCTTTAACTAGTTCCCTATTTTGTTTAGCTATTGGATCCCGCCCGATTAATAACTTATGAGTGTAAGTAAACCCTCGAGCGGCCGCCGCCTGGTTAGCTTTAATTAATGAGTTTAATTTGATCTTATCGATTTTCTCGCCGATCCCTGGCAAGTCACCCGCCTGGTTATGGCGCCATAATTGGCCTTGATCGAAGGCCTTTACTTGTTTAATAAAATCATTCCAAGCGCCGCCTCGCTCATGATTACTTACTTTATTCCAATGAAGGGCAAGCGGCCCGCTTTTAGCATAGCAGCTCTTAATATGCGGGCAGCTCGGCGGGCAGCTGCTTTTTTCTGTAGTACTAACAGGGATCGGCCCTGTTTTAACATTGGCGCTTTTAACGGTTAAATGTACTTGCATATTAAAACCCTCCAGTACGATAAACGTAAACAAGGGCCAATAGTGCGCCAATAATGGCCATAAATAGGCCGCCGAGAATGTAATCGATTAGTTTAGTTTTCATTTTCTATTTTCCTTTAGTTTAGATTAGTATTAAGGCGGGATTTTTTGGCCCGCCTTGGAGCTGCTATTAATTTAATACGCAGCCAGGGAAAGCCGCCGCATGATCTTTTAATTCATTGATAAATTCATTCATAGCTTGAAAATTACCCTCGAATAGCTCGGGGCCAATATTGATATAGTTTTCATTGTCATAATTGAGCATGATAGATTTACGATCTAAATTAGCATTTAATAATGCATATTCAAGGCCCCGATCGATGTCAACGATTAGCACTAGATCATTATGATTAGCTGCAGCGATCCGCTGCCCTTTATCACTGTATTGGCGGCCTGTATTAAAACTAATGATTTTATTTTGCATGATATTTTCCTTTACTTGTTTGTTTGTTTGTTTGTGATACAGAGTTTAGTTTATAGGATAAAAAACACTATTACAACATAATTTGTGACATAAACAACAAATAAAGCAAAAATAATTGGTCAAATTGTCAAAAAATTGTCTTGAATTGTCATGAGAATGACAATCAATTGAGCTAATTGGCGTAAAGAGTTTAAGCTGGTATCTGTCAAATTGTCATTATTTTATCTATTATCTTTTAAGATTAAAAAATACAATGTATACATATCCTATGTGAGCGACTAAAATTGGAATGACAATTGACAATTTGACCTATAATTCTTCCCGCCCTATGATCGCGCGAAAATGTAAAATGCCAGGCGCCCGCCTGCTAATAAGTCAAATTGTCAAAAGACAATATGACCTATAAAGTTATAAAACTGTAAGGCGCCCGCCCTCATGCTATCAATTTAAAATCAATGACAATTTGACAATATGACAATGGCCGCTTGCCCTTCGCTGCGAACTGCTAGCTAACGGGCGCCCGCCTTGATCCGATCCGATCACGCCCGCCGCCTGGCAGCTGGCAGCAAAAACCTGTTTGCTTTTAGCATGGGGGGGGTAGGGCCACAGCCAAGGGCTTTGTGCTGACGGAGGGTCTACAAGAAAAATTTTTTTATTTTTTTAGAAATATGCTACCATTCCAAAATGTTTGATAATTTTCAATCCTTCCCTTATGAGGTTCGCAAGCTCGAAGCAACTGAGGCGAGATTGGAACGTATTTATCGTGCTTCTAGGTTAGGGCTAAAAGGTGACTCGTTAGCGCTGGCGTCTGGAATGCTACCTACTGAATACCGACAACTCACCCAGTTAGACCCAATTGCTGAAATGGCAGAACTCAAGGGCAAAGCCGATGGCGAGATGGAAATGGCAGGCGTACTGCGTGACGCAGCACTTGCTGGCGACGCTAAGTCGGCGCTAGAAGTTCTTAAGCATCAACACGGCTGGGTGGCTAAACAGCAATTGTCCATTGATGTTGAGCAACGTATCTCAATTACGCAGGCACTTGAGCAAGCGCAGTCAAGAGTGATTGAAGGTGTATTTAAAGAGGTGGAGCAACCAACGCTTCACGTGAAACCTCAAGTTAAACAGACGGCTTAAATGCAAACAACCATCTATTCAGCGCAAGACGAACAAGAGTTAATGTCACGTTTGTGGAGTCCAGCGATTAAGGACAACCCGTTGGCGTTTGTGATGTATTGTTACCCTTGGGGTGAAAAGGGTACGCCACTTGAGAATTTTACAGGGCCACGCAAATGGCAACGAGAGATCCTTTTGGATATTGCCGAGCATATTAAGCAGAACAATGGCAAGGTGGACTTTGATGTAATGCGAGAAGCGGTGGCTTCTGGTCGTGGTATTGGCAAGTCGGCCTTAGTCAGTTGGTTAGAGCATTGGATGTTGTCCACAAGNATAGGTGCAACGATTATTGTGTCGGCTAACTCGGAGAGCCAGCTCCGTTCAGTCACATGGGCGGAGATTACTAAGTGGTTAAGTATGTCCATCAACAATCATTGGTTTGAGGTATCAGCAACACGCGTGATGCCTGCTAAGTGGTTGACAGAATTAGTTGAACGGGATCTTAAAAAAGGTACTCGTTATTGGGGGGTTGAAGGGCGACTGTGGTCGGCTGAGAATCCTGACGCTTATGCGGGGGTTCACAACTACGATGGGGTAATGGTCATCTTCGATGAAGCGTCAGGTATTGATGACGCCATTTGGTCGGTAACAAGTGGGTTTTTTACAGAGAATACGCCACATAGATTTTGGCTAGCGTTTAGTAACCCACGGCGTAATAGCGGGTATTTTTATGAGGCGTTTCATTCCAAACGTGAGTTTTGGAAGAATCGCAACATTGACGCTAGACAAGTTGAAGGTACTGACAAGAATGTGTATGAGCAGATTATTGACGAGTATGGATCTGACTCGGTACAAGCGCACGTTGAGGTGTACGGTATGTTCCCCAACGCGTCAGATGATCAGTTCATAAGTGTGAGCGTTGTGGATGAAGCGATGGAACGTGAGAAGTACAAAGATGAGACTGCACCGATTATTATTGGGGTTGACCCTGCACGGTTTGGTTCGGACTCGACGGTAATTGCTGTTCGGCAAGGACGGGATGTAATTGCTATTAAACGGCACAAAGGTGACGACACAATGGAAACAGTTGGGCGGGTGATTGAGGCAATCGAGGAGTATAAGCCTGCACTTGTGAACATTGACGAAGGTGGTTTGGGTGCTGGCGTGGTGGATCGCCTCAAAGAACAACGGTACAAGATTAAAGGTGTTAACTTTGGGAACAAAGCAAAGAACGGCATGATGTATGGCAACAAGCGCGCAGAGATGTGGGGCGATATGAGAGAATGGCTGAAATCGGCAAGCATCCCAATTGACAGATACTTGAAAAGTGATCTGATTTCGCCCATGATGAAACCTGATAGTAAGGGGAGTATTTTCTTGGAGTCAAAGAAAGATATGCGGGCTAGAGGATTAGCCTCACCTGACGCAGCAGACGCAATTGCATTAACTTTTGCTTTTCCTGTTGCACATCGAGAATATACAGGTATAATTCAGAAACGCACGTATCAAAATCAAAGCGCAGTTTCTAACTCTTGGATGGGAAGTTAATATGCCATTAAAAAAATCCGCAAGTAAAGAGGCTTTTCGTTCTAACGTGAAAGCTGAAGTTAATTCAGGTCGTCCAGTTAAGCAAGCCGTGGCAATTGCCTACGCAACCAAACGCGCAGCATCGTCTAAAACACCTAGCAAAATGAAAAAATAATGGCGTACGACCAAACATCCATGAACATTGTTGGCAAAGTAGCCGACATAGGCAGTAACCCAACAACGGCAGAAGATCCAAAAGATACTCTATCAGCGATGCGCGCTCGGTTTGAGATGACATTGTCAGCATATAGCGAATCAAGGGAAGATGAACTTGATGATTTACGGTTCATGGCTGGTTCACCTGACAACCAATGGCAATGGCCAGCGGATGTGTTAGCAACCAGAGGTTCAGTCCAAGGACAAACGATTAACGCTAGACCTTGTTTGACCATTAACAAGTTGCCACAACACGTCAGGCAAGTAACAAACGAACAAAGACAAAACCGACCCTCTGGAAAAGTGATACCAGCAGACGATAAAGCGGATGTGGAAGTAGCAGAAATATTTGATGGTATGGTACGGCATATTGAGTACATATCCGATGCAGATGTAGCATACGATACTGCGTGCGAAAACCAAGTGACATACGGCGAAGGGTATATTCGCATTTTGACTGAG